ACTAAGTACAGTACCAGACCATGTAGTTGGCCCATCAGTTGACGCATTTAGATATCGTGTGATTGTAGGAGTACCAAGTGGCTTAATTGAGAAATCAGATAATACAAATACATCTGTGCGCCCGTTAAGATCTTGTCCAATAAAGAAGATATTGTTACCAAGTTGTGCAAGGCCACCAAAGAAGTTATTGTACTTCACTGGGGTGTCATTACGATTTAATGGACTACCAGTAGGATTACCAGCATCCCAAAAGAATTCAATTGAACGTGTACCAAAAGCTACTAAGTAGTTATTTACTTTAGCAATACGAGAAACAAAGTCACCTTCAATTTCAGCGTTGATCAGATCACCTACATATACCAATGGTAGATCAAGAGTGCTATTGTAAATATCAGCAGTCGAAGTCTTTACAAGAAACAAGTACCCATCTAGAAAGACTGGATTAGGTAGATGTGGTGTAGGAAAGCCAGGGCCTGCGGTATCAACGGTATTGGCAGAGTCCACTGTAATTAGTGTCGTACCATCAGTCACAACTACCTTAGAGATACCTGTGGAGTATAGAAATTCTGTGAACCCAACTTCACCACTTGTAGTAGCACACCAATTAGCTAGTGTGGTAGATACTAGCGTATTTACGTTTACAACGTAGAGATCATTGTCTACAGCATAAAGTAGTTTAGATTGATCAGCCCAGAAGTGCATTCCACGTACAGTTCCAGCAAATACAGAGGCAATCTTCTGCTCTGTACCAGCACGTTTCATTAAAAGTTTCCTGTCATCTTTCTCACTGAATTTACCAACAGCAGTAAAATGAAAGTTAACAATGTCTTCGTCTTTATCCGCCAGTCCACTATCCCGCCACTGGATCTCTTGTAGCAGAGGGATTCTATGCGAACTGTAAGAGTCTTGTAGTGGAGTATTAGTAAAAGCCATTATCGAGCAATCCAGCGAGTATCAGGTTGGAACGTTAGAGTAGCATCTTCAAAGCCCATACCAAGTACACGCTCAAGATACATTTCAGACTCTTTCATCAGTGTCTGCCTATCAGGCAGGGCAATACCCCATTCAGGAGCCAGTCGAGTGGCAAGACCATATACAATTGGTGTATACCACTCTTCTGGGAAATCGATTGTATCTGCTGTCGCAGTCATATATTCAAATGGACGTTGATACACAATTGTAATGGTATCAGAAGTTTCAGCCGACGTAGGAGTAGGCCAGATCTTAATAACACCTAAGTTGTTCTTAGGTTGATACGTCATTTGAATTGGTTTACCAGACGAGTTTGTAGGAAGTAAATTGAAATTGTAATCAGCAATAATATCCATGTTGTAGTTGGTACCACTAGATGGTGTATAAAAAGCTTGATGTAACTTCAATGGATATGGAGTATTAAGTGTCTGTCCTGTTCCAATGTTATAACTAGAGGTAGATGCTACAGGAGTAATTACATAAGAATTACGTGCCCATAGTGGCATACCCATTGCACGGAACTCCGCGATTAAAAGATTAAATGCTTGTCCAGCATTTGTGTAATCTTCAGTATCAGGCACTTGCCCTTTAGCTAATACACTCAACTTTCGCATTGACATTTGAATTAGTTGATCACGTGTATATTGAATTGTAGAAATGCCTGAAGTAGCCATTAGTTATCCTTAAAGTTGCGTAGGCCAAGCTGAACCAGAATAAACAGGAGGAACAAAATTACTTAAATTGTCCCCATAACGTAATGCATTTGTAATACGCGTTGGTCCACAAGTTTGTACAATAGAGGTAGTAGCAGAAACATCGGAATAAAATATATTACTAAGATTACTCCATGCCACCGAACCCGTAAATATTCTTACCCCGTTAATATAAACTCTAGTAAACCCATTACCTGTCATACAGGTGGTAAATCTACATCACTGTAAGTACTAGTTCTAGCACAACCAGAAGTGCCATAACCAGATAATCCCATAGACCCGAAATAATCACATACACCTGTAAATGAATCATCGGTGTCCTTACTTATGAAAGGCGGTGGTTTCTCTGTTCGATGTGGTCCACGTAGTGTCTGTGGATGTCGTGTTTCATAATCATCTGGGCATACAAGCAATCCATCCCATCTTTTTTTAATCTCACCAGAAGGATAATAGAAACCACATACGTGGCACATTACCTTCCAATTACCTGGCCATTTAGTTTTTTTCATAATGTTGTTGGAAATGGGCCATAACTAGGTGGAGAAAAACTTAATGTATTAGCATTACCATAACGATTCGCATTAGTCCAACGCCAAGGTCCAATAGTAAGTATTTGTTCTTGTCCTACAGTAGTACCACGAGCTTGTATGGTACAAAAATTTTGTGCTGCTGGGTTAACAGAACCTGCATTATTATATATTCTAACCCCATTAATGTATAAACTAATTCCACCTGTACCACATATTACACAAATATGAGCAACACCAGTCCAAGCAATTGAAGAAAGTAATGGTTGATATAAAGCACCATACCAATTAAATGTAAATACAGTGCTATTTTGACTGGCGGACAGCCCGCCGCCAGTACCAATACCCCCAAGATACTCTCCTATATTCCAAGACCATTCATTACCAGGATTGCCAGGATAACTAGCAAATATCTCAAATGTATGCGTACCTAGTGGTGCTCTATAAAAGGAAACACCACCGTTAACAGGAGTCTTTCCAGAACTCATATTTCTTGCCTGTGCTCTAGAAGTATAGGTATTTGGAGCAGGACCATTAGCAGCAAGAGTCCATAGTGATCCTGGTGTAGGATACGTGTCATTCAAATTAGCGCCATTGTGAATAATCACAACAGAGTTAAATAATGAATCATGCTCATCAGGATTATACGGTCTAATGGCTGAAGTACTAGATCCAAGACTTGAACTAGGATTTAGTGGATCATACACAGGAGGTAGATCCACGTTACTGTATGTGCTAGTCCTAGCGCAGCCTGTGGTACCGTACCCAGTTAGGCCCATGCTACTAAAAAAGTCACACAAACCTGCATAAGTTAAATCACCCTCACGACTAATAAACGGAGGCGGCTTTTCAGTACGATGCGGGCCTATTAGAGTTTGTGGATGCCTTGTTTCAAAGTCATCTGGACAAACTAATAGACCATCCCAACGCTTTGAGATTTCACCTGAGGGAAAATTAAATCCGCATACATGACAACAAACTTTCCAGTTTCCAGGCCACTTAGTTTTTTTCATTCCTATACGCCTTTAGATCTGTCTTTAACTCATCAAACATTGAACGTAGTTCTGTTTTGAATTCTTTAAAGTCATCTTTGTGTAGATACTTTTCTTTAATCATATCTACGTCAGCTTGCAACTTAATAATAGTTGTTTTTAAGAACCATACAGCTAGTCCCATGATGGTAATTACTACCCATTTGATGATGTCTTGTTCGCTCATTATGAATGTCCTGCGCCAGTTAATGGCAATTGCGGAGGGGGTGTCCCACCACCTGCCGATGTGAATGTAATAGGCGCTGAGCCAGAGAATACTATTTGTCCTGTCGGAGGAATTAAATCATCTTTAATACTTGGAGCAGTTCCACTGAATGTCAGTGTGCCAGTTGGTTCAATTACATTATCTTTAATTAATGCAGCATCACCACTAAATGTGATACCACCACTAGGTGTAATAATGAATGTACCAGTTACCGCAAGCAGTGTACCTAACAAGTTAACACTTAAGAAACTTGCAGCAGGATACTTATTTACTATTGGTACATAAAGTAACGCTTCACCAATTGGAACAAGGCTTGCAAATCCTACTGTTGTGTTGCCTTGTGTAGCAACAATGTTTTGCTTATACTTCCAAGTGCTATCAGGGTATACCTGAACACCAACCGGAGCAGAAGCAACAACTGGAGATAGTAAGGTAGTAAGAGTGTTCTGTTGTTCGAATACTTTAGTAGCAGTATTCTTACTTAAGAAGTCTGGGTAAGCGCGTGCACCCTCTGGTTGAGTTACAGCAACCTGCCCTAACGTAGTTAACAGTAAGTTCTGCTGCGCTAGATCAATTTGTGCTAATGTCTTACGAAGAAAATCTGGATAGTTTTGCTGACCAGCAGGAAGGCCGGCAACTACAACTACCGATGTAAGAGCTATATTTGGACCAATAAAAGTGAGGTCACCTTTAATTGGTAAAGTTTTACTAGAGTAGTATGGAGAACGTCTTTGTGGAGGAGTTGGTACCAAAAATGTATTTAAGCTGTCTTGTGCTTCAAATACAATAGTCGGTTTATACTTCCAAGGATTCAACCATTGCCCACCACGATCTTGTCTACCCTCTGGTGGCAAAGGTGGTGGAACCACTGCTCCTAAAGGAAGATAAGGTGGGGCATTTGCAGTATCAGCCCGAGGGATTAGACGAGAAAGCCGGGCTTTCTCTACAAGTTTTATCCCTCTTAAGAAGAAACGACCATTTTGGATAGCCATTTCTTATTCAGCTACTAAGGTAAGCCGCCCACTGTAAGTTGTTGCTGTAACTGCTGGCTTAGGAAGTTCAATTCCAGTAATACATGCATTATCAAAAACTGATTGTAACTGCATCGCAGTATAAAGCGCATCCGCGATACAAACTAAATTTGCCACTGGACAAGACATAAAAGCAATCGGATGTGCTAACACCCAATCAATGGTTCCTGTGGCTACAGCAGCACTAAGTTGCACTTGTGTAAGAGCTTTAACACCAACGTCGCCTGTTGCTAGTGGCATAAACCAGTTGCCCACAGCAAGGTCAATAGCTCCAACAGCACAAGCACTCAAACCAGCAGTAGAGGTAAAGTTGTTAGCAGCAGCGGAACCTTGGTCAGTGTATTGACATACCGTCCAGTTATGTGCAGTAGCAGCTAATACAGTAGTTGGATTTGCCGGAAAACAAAAATTACCGCCAATGTAATCCGCAGCAGTTGCTGTACCAGACTGGTAACGAGCAGAGACACCAGTAACTGCTTGTGTAGCAGTACTGTTTGGGTTCACGGCAAAGCGAGCCATCTGGTCAATAATCAAAAGAGTATTGTTGATAATAGATGCTGTTACTTCACCAGCCAAGAAATGGCCTGTGTTAGTGTTCGCTGGATTAGCCCAACCCCAATTACCTGTTGTGGCATTAGTAGTAATAGTACCACCAGGAACTGCCGCACCAGCGGCTCCCGCAGCAGGTTGTGTACCACGTGTCCACAATTCAGCAGCATTACCAATAGCGGCAACCGCCACACCAGTTTTGTTAAATAGAAGTTGTTGACTCTTACCACCAGTTACGGCTGCAATCAAAGCATCTAACGTTGCAAAAGCATTTAATTGTCCATGAGTTACACGGCCACCACGAGCGATGGCCCTACGTTTCCATTGACGTAGTTTTTCCATAGCACGATCAATGGCAGACATTTCTGTACCACCATCAATCTGTCCTACAAAATCACCGCCGGGCATAGCCCACACAGTACCAGGAACTCCACCAACCGGAATTGGATGGTAAAAGTTCTTCATACTATTACTCATAGAGGCTACATTATCTGCCCCAAGCCATTTTTCTAGTTTTTGGCTATGTGTATGTGGTTGTCCTTTAGTGTGGAAAAGAATTCCATCACTCATTACAACTCCTTAATATGGTTCGTAGATAATGTGCGCCGAGATAGCACCAACTGTACCGCCAGTGAAGGCAGATAGAGAAGCTTCACCAAGAGGAGCAGTATTGCCTAAAATCGTAAACGGGGCACCTTGCGCAGCCACCCATCTGACAATACCACCGAAGGCATTAAGACCTAGGTTCAACTGAGCATCCCCAACTGTCGCACTACGTTGTGTACCGGCTGCCGCAGCAGTAAAGGTAACAGGCGGCGCAGCTAAAGCTGCTGTAGATGGATGCATAGGACCATCGTGCGCAGGCGCAGCAAGAGCCGTAGGAGTAGTAGCCACAGTCGAACTCCGCGCAAACTGTAGAATTGTAGGAGACGTAACAGAGGCAAAGCCACTGACCATAATCTCTTGCACTTCATTCAATTGAGTAGCAGAACCACCTTTAATCGCCATGTAAGTACCGCTAGTTAGAGCAGTCGTATCACCTTGGGCAGTTGGTGTGAAGTTAGAGAAAGAAAAAATTCGTTTAGCCATTTTGAGTCCTTATGTAATTGGAATTAGAATTGGAGCTGAATAAGTTCCACCAACCACGGCGAACTTACCACTTCTCACCTTATCAGTTAACTCTTGAAATGAAGTGTGTTGATAAGAAGGTTGAGCAGCAGTTGCTGCACATGTGTCACAAATATAGTGATCACAAGATCGACAATAAGCTCTTGCTCTAATCCTTTGTGGATTTAAAACTACATGACCTCCACAATGAGAACAACTCATAGTGTGAAACTCTTTAATGCCTTCTCCGGCACAGCGGTTGTCTACCATCAGCCAACCATTATCTTTTTCTAAACTAGGCATGCTTGTCCCATCAAAATTGTTGTTACTGCAACTACCTCATTAAAAATAGCATAATTTGCTATTTGCTCATCTGTTGCAAAAGTAAATGTGGAAGTCACTCCTGAAGTTCCTGTTACAATCTTATAAAATGTTTGATGTCCTGCGTTAACATCTGCTAAGTCGATGTAAGCTCCTACTGTATTAGTGTCAGTAGCCGGGAGCCAAGAAGATATTGGTAGAAAAATTAAATTTGACCCAGAACTTGTTGGTATTGGAGTTACCGTTAATGTAGTACCTGCTGTAACTTGCCCACTATTGGTATTATCAAAAGCAGCAGTGCCAGAATAACTAAACTCTAAACAGGAAATACCACGGAAGTCACAGGTACCACTAAATGTAGCAGTAACTGCATTATTTGTTTGTGTTTTACAGGATAGACAATACCATAATTCAGTATACATTAACTGAGTAGCGTGTGCTACCCTACCAAGACGAGTATACACATTACCAGCAGTATCTGCCATTGTTGAAATAGTTACATTGAAATCTTCCCAATGAACCCCTACAACTATTAAATTACCAACAGTATTGTTGAAACCGGTAATGACATTTGTTACTGTACCAGAAACACCAGTCCCGAAATCAATACTAGATCTAACAAATGCAATAGCCATTAGTTTGCCGAGATTGTGGGAGTGATCTTAACAGCATCACCTGCGTTAACAATAATAAATGGAGCACCTGCATCACGTTCTGAATATACAAGAATACCAGAAGCTAGTTGAGTAACATAATATCCATAACAGTTTTCAGCAGCTCCTGTAACAGTTCTTGTGAATGTCTGTTGAGCACCATATGTAATGGTACCAGCAGCCGCTGCACCCCAAGTAGCACCTGCTAGTGTAAGTGAAGCATACCCAGCAAATGTGCTTTCAGTATAAGTACCAGCAACGTCTGTGTCGCTTGGTGTAATGTTGTTTTGGTATAGACGCAGGACAAGATTCTGCGGGGCAGTCTTATTCACAATTGCTTCAAGAGCAACGTTTTCACCTACATCTGGAAAGTTTAAAGCCATTACAAATACCCCAAACTCTTTGCCCTATCACGATCAATTCCCTGACGTGAGCCAGGGATCTCATCATAACGGGCTTGCCGAATCGTACTTAGATCCGCACTGATAATATCAATTGTGTGTCCATTAGCTTCACTTACTAAATGTACTTCACAGGGACTACCAATACGAAATAGAATGCCAACTCCACGAGGAGTCATCACCCACATATTCTGCCTGAATTGTACCATCTGTATTGTACTACGAAATTCCGTATCTGGAACAATCGTAGTTTCAACTGGTTCTACAACAACAGGAGCTTTCTTTTTAAACCAATTGAACCAAGTCATATTAACCTGGCAATACAATATATTGGAGTTGAATACCAGTAGCTGTGGCAGTACCAAGGTTTACAACCAAGGCTTCACCAGCAGCGGTTTCAAACCAACCGTGCTCACAAAAATCAAGAACAATACCGCCATTGGCGCCAAGCGGCCAAGTAGCAGAAATTGCATTAGTATTAGAGCGGAAATGTACCGCATTAGCCAATGTAGTCACCATGCCCAAAGCTAGTACACGGTAACGCGCCCCTGCTACAGCAGCAACGATTTGCGTATCACCAGCACCGCTAGGGTTTGTGAATGCACGAACATGTGGCGAGACAAGAGGTACCGCACTTGTAACATTAGACATATTTACTCCAAAAAAAAGGCAGGGGGCAAGCCCCCCACCACTTACCGAATGTATTCGATAACAAGATACAGTTCACCCGACGTAGGGTTACCTGTAGTTGCAACGCCACGACCCCAGATCTGAATGTCAGCACCGAACGGCAACGCATAGTTCTGCATAATGCCAACCGGAGCAGGCATAACAGAATATGTGTTAGCAACACCAAACGCCAAAGCAGAAGCAGCATGAAACTGAGCACCACCAGAAGCAGACCCTAGAGCGAGTGTGGCTGCCGAAACAGAACCACCAGCCAACTGGGTTTTCACCCAAAGACTAAATCGCGTAATTGTTGCATCTTGAGGTAGCACAGCTAATAGCGTGTCTACGTTTGTCGTTGTGAAATTAGCGGACGTAAGTTTTACAACTTTCGTCAGCATTTCCTTAATGTTACTAATTGCCGACGGACCACCCGGATTTGGATCGCCTTGGGCTACTTGCCCAGGGATAAAATTGACAGCCATAGTTAATTTCCTTTAAATGGTGGGAAGGTCTACCGAAGTAGTTTAAGAGCCTCCCCGTTAACTATTAAGCGCCAGGAGACGCCCAGATGGCGCGACGATCCGAGAAACCAACCGAGTACCGAGCCGTAGCCTTGTACTTAGCATTTTCCGAGTCAAAATCCTCGTCCATTGCGAAGCTATCAGCGCGACGCTCAAACAGCTTGAGGCCGTTCTGCACGTTGTTACGCAGGAACCACGCATCAGTGTCTGTCAGATAGTGGTTGACCACAATCTCAGGCACCATACCCATTGTCTTGATCGCGTTAGGATCGTTGTTGTCCGTACCCACACGCCCTTCAGCCTTCAGAATACGAGTCGCCTCGAACATCAGGTTAACCGGGATAATGAGCGTTTGCGGACGCACAGCAATCTTTAGACCACGGTCATTCGTGAACTGAGCAATGTCGATAATCGCTTGTTCAATCGCAGCTTCCGACAAGTCGAGAGCCACAGAAGGACCATTGGTATAAGTGCCACCAGCAATGTTAGGAGCCGAAGCAGAACCACCACTACCTGCCGAAGCAACTAGAGTAGCACCGTCACCACCAACATACGCCGTATTAAAGGCACGATTGTATAGGTTTGCAACAACAATTTCCTTCGTCTGACGCATCGAGAAAGCGAGGGCTTGCGCCTTCATCTTACCAACAACGTCATACTGGTCATCTTCATAGGCTTCGCGAGAAACCATAAAACCTAGACCATACGTCACATGGTTGTAACGCGAAGTGAAGCCCTGACGAGCCGAGTCATACACCACCGAAGCAGTTTCGTTCTTGACCGAAGCCAGACCGAAGTAAGACCCACCAACATCCTCTTCAAACGCTTTCGAAGAAGTGAACTTATCAACAAGTTTAGTCCATTCAACCGGATACTCATTGTAAGCGTCACCATAAAACTTATTTACGCCGGGCCACAGTGTTTTCGCAAAGGAGCCAGTATTGATAATACCTGTCATGTCATATCTCCTTTATTAAACGCCAGTAGCGCCAGTACCACCACCAAACGTAGCGTTGTTGATCTTCACAAGAACCTTTGTAGCATTACCAGTTGGTTCATTGTCAACCTTTTGGCTTGCGCCCAAGATTTTGAATTGCAACGTCGCTGTCGTAGCAGCAGTAGCCATGTCTAGAGCCGCAGCCGAGACACCAGAAGTCGTCGAGCCAGCCACAGTGGATAGATCCGCATTCAAGCCAATGCTGGTAACAGCAAAAGCAAGCGAGGCGTTCGCACCAGTAACAGCTTCAACTTCATAGACTTGACCTGGGTCATCGTTGACAAGCACATATTGGAAAGTCGATGCAGCACGGAACACAGGAGTATCCAGAGCAATCGAACCAGCCGTAATGGTACCCGACACAGGGTCCATCTTCGTAGGGATAATACCAACAACCACACCTAGTACCGCAGCACCTTGTGTAGCTTTTGTGACAGAAGCAACACCGTTAGTGTGACCTGTGCCATCAAGTTTGACGGGATCGCCGACAAACAGAGCAGTAGCATCCGCAGCTAGGACAGCATAAATGTTGCCCTGTGCTGTGTTAGAGCCACCAATGGCGCTCTTTACTGGACGGAAACCGCTAATTTTCGAAGTGTTAGCCATAATAGACCTTTCTAAAAAATTAGATTAGATGTCTCATGGCTCGATACAAATTACTTGGCGATACGCACCTGACCGTAATCTGCGTCCTTTTTCATGGTTTGTTCTGTAGCGTCGATCTCAGCTTGTTTAATTGCCTGATCTTCTTTATACCAATCCTTTTGAATTCGCATAACAACGCCGTGCACATTTTGACCAACAGAAAAGTGGGAACTTGAGCCTAGAGGACTCGGGTTATCCACGCGCTTGTCGCCCATTGCTCCGACTTCCGCAAGAGGTACAATCTCGTAACCTCGTTCAGATAGCCTAGAAATGTTGTCGTCAAGATCGTTTACAACTCGATAGTGGTAATTCGGGTCTTGGTTAGGGACTGAAATACGACTACGCACACTTACCGAGGCGCGTTTCGGGCGGGCTCTTGCCACCGGCACTGTAGTTTCAACAGCTTCAACTTTGGAATTTGGTGTTCTACTCATGATGATTCCTTTTAACTGATTTGTTTCAGTTGTTTAATGTACTCTGCACGTGTCATGACTCCTTGACGTTCCCAATTACGGGCCACTCTTTCTTGATCTTCACTAAGTCGGAAATTACCGTCACTAACAGGTGCCCTAGTTCCGCCACTTTGGCCGACATCAGGTGCCCCAGCTTTACGGGCATTCACAAACTTATGTGGAAATTCTTTACGCACTGCTGCAGACACTTCACGCATAATCGTAACTGGGTCAACTCCTTGAGAGGCACGCCTATTAGCTAGTGCGTCTGCAAACAAAGTCAAGATGTCGTCTTTTGAGTACCACCGATTTTGTGTTTGCCATTCAAGGAACTCAGGTTGCAACTCTGGTTCGGGTGGCGCTGTTTGTTCAGCACGGATAATATCTACTTGCTTCTCACTCTCTTTAATTTGCTTATCAAGAGCGATAAAAGTTTCACCATCTTGGTCTGTTACAGCTTGTGCTTGTGCTGCTTTTAAAGCATTAATTGCTCGTGTGACTTCCACTTCTTTCATTGAATTGAAGTGCTTTTTAAAGTCATCCAAGGCTTTACGAACACTACGCAGTTCTTTAGAATTATGCTCGATCTTATCAAACAAAGGTTTGCGACGAACGAATTCTTTTGCGTCAATAAACTCATCATCGGAACCATCGAACTCAGTTCGTGGGCGCCAGCCCATATCAAGAGCTTGTTGCTCAATGGCACTTACTTGAGGAGTTTGTTCTCCCGGAATTGGTGTTCCTTCATTAGGAACAATGGGATCTTCTACTTTAATTTCTTCTGACATTTTATTCCTTCTTCAGGATGCAAATCACATCTTCGTCATTGATTACTAGGTAGAATTCATCATCCTTATCAGGATCTTCAATGAACTTACCACCGAACTTAGCAAAGCCGATAACATCACCGACCTTCAAGTTACCTACGTAATCTTCATGACACTTTTCTCCAATTTGGAGAACCTCGCCTTTGTCAATGTTTGCTTTCGCTTTACGATCAGCCTGATCAGGAATCTCAATTCCCATGGCCTTTGCGCGAGCCCAAACCTTGTCTGTTTCTTCCATTTTAAATGGACGCAACAGAATGCGACAACCAACTACTGTAATCATTCTTTCTTCCCCTCCGAGAAAAATTCTTGGAAATCAACACAAGCCTGAATGTAACCTTGCCTATACAATAAGCGTTCAGTACTACATGTCGTAAGTTCTTCTTTAACACCTTCCAGCTTTTCCACAATAGCTTGTTTAAACTCTTGTGTTACTTCGCTGCTTTTCCATTCTTGGATGTCTGAATGCGTGATTGTGATTTTGCTTTCTCCTTAGAAAGTTGCATATCTTGAGTATGCTTCTGTTGTTTATTTTGTAGCTCTTGATTACCTTTAGCTGCTGCTTGTGCAGTAAAGATCCTTGCCATAGCAATATCAGAAGCGCCTTTAATGGTAGCAGATTCCTGCTGTTGCTGCATCTTTTGTGCATGTTCAGCTTGTTTCATTTGCATCTGCATCATCTTATCTCTACCGTCTAGCTCCATAGATTGTTGCTTCATTTGGAGGTCGGCGGCGGATTTACGTTGGTCAGCTTCTGCTTTAGCCTGAATAGCCATTACTTTGGGGTCAGGTGGCGGCGGTGGAAGTTGACCGGATTGTTGAATTTCTTGACTAAATAGTTTTTGCCAGTTAGGTTGTTCTTGTGCTTCTAGGACCCTAGAGAACACTTCAACTGGATCTAACATACCAGGAACCATAGGTAATAGTTCGACTAGTCCCTGAGCTTTTAACAATTTCTCTGTCTGGCTCACGGCTGTAGGATCAGCACCTGGGAAGATATCACAATCACCACGGTTAAAATCTTCTGGTCCCACTGTATCTTCAATTACTTTAACGTAATGATTAGGGTCCATGTAGATCTTATTTAGGTCAAAAATCTTTGCAAATTCTTGCTGAAGTGAGCGATACAACCGTTTATACACGGCTGTGAATACCTTCATACCTTGCTCAATAGAAGCCATCGTTGTGGTAGCAGGAGTGTTTTGTCCTGGCATCTTACCCACAAAGATCTCGGCAACAGAGGCTAATTCTTTGCCGGATGTAATCAAAGAACCCATTAGGGTCAATAGTACTGTAGACGGCTCTTTAGCCGGTAGCGGAACAATCTGCTTACGCAAGTCATCACCGCCGACAGGGACTGGTTTCCATTCACCTGGTTTCATAATAGTATCACCAGCACGGAGTTTTAATCCTTTGCCAATGAAACCTGATTGCAGGTTGTTCAATGTACCAGCATCAACAAGTTGGTTAACAATCGTGTTGACAGATTCATTTAGAGGGCCTAGCAACACACCAAAGGCTATATCGTAAAAGCTACCGTCTGGGTTTGGTACAAAGCCAAACTTTGTATACATTTGCATGGGTTTGATTTTTACGATCTTTTTTTCATCCATTTCCACATCGTCTAAGTAATACCGAAGACCAACTCGCAGTATCTTACCAGTTTCTTTGTGGAAAGTAACAATGTACGGTTCTTGGTAGCCGTCACCATCGCGATCAAAAAAGGTATGTTGCTCGACTAAACAATAAGGAATGGTGTCATCCTGCGCAGCATCTGATGGAGTATTATCCGGAATAGGAGCAGGTCCTAGATCAATATCTGCAAAAACCTTCTGACGTTGCTTCTCTTCGAGAATACGAGGAGACATCATAATAACTTCAGAGATACGTTCACACTCATTCAGTGATTTGGTCCAATAATTAACTACCAAATTCTTTGGTAAGATTACCTTAGAACGGATCAAATCCATCGACTTGTCATACCATGTCTTTTTAAACATAGTTCCTGACACAGCCAACATCATCAGTAAGCGATCCATGTCTTCTTCCCAATCATCCATTTCATGAAAGATCTGGTAGGACATATACGTGCTTACTCGCTCAGCTCGGTCGTATTTAGACCCATCACGGTCTTTCCCGACGACCTGAGACTTAACGATCTTGCCATTAGAAGGGACAAGACTCGGGTACGCGCGAGCCGCGAACTGCATAGCAGCCGTGGCAATTAGAGGATATTTAATATTGGAGGCATTAGCCCAAGGCCAACTCTTATTATCACGAGCCTGGTTAGCAAGCGCCTGCCATTGCTCTAGTTGAGTTTCCCAAGTACCACGAGATTGACAATCAATCTCAAAACCACGCTTACATTGTACGCTTAGTTCCAGAAGTTGTTTTTCCGAGAACTTGGACACCATGTTTTCGTTCTGAGCAATTGGATCAACATTAGACTCTTCTTCCTGAGGAATGTCAGGATTCTCCTGTGTAGGAGCAGTGAGTTCCTGTTGCGCGATCATTGCCGGATCAATACCCTGTGATGCTTGATCGCCCGCCATCTGATAACCCGCTGGATTGGAGTTCATGTATGTAATCTTCCTCTTCTACTTCTTTGTCTGTTGGAGCTTCAATTAGATTATCCAGCATCAATCCCGCATAAGCAAAGGCATCAACCTGGTCGTCTTTGGTTCCTCGTGGGAACTTACATAGTTCATCTTCAAAAGCTGGATACCAGTCCCCAGACTTATCAAACTTTACAGCATGTGCACGACACCTAGCTTGAATAGAACGAGCCCTGGATATCTTATCTTTGCCACCATGCTTTAAAGGAATAACGTTTGGGAAACTATCGCTTTTGAACATCTGTTCACGTAGGAATGGTCCAATAGACTTGGACACTTGCATTTCTTCGATCCCGATTAGATCGGGTTTATACATTTTATGTAGAGCCATAATGGTGTCTACAATTTCTCGGCCATCCAATCGATCTCTAATCACATTCACTATGTGAATTAACTTAGATTCATCAACTCCAAATACCATAAAAACAGAATAGTCGGAAGTTTGTTTTTGATCAATTGCAAGGTCAACTGTTATATAATAGTTTAACCGCTTCTTCTTATCCTCATCCCGTTGGGGTACAAAATCGCTTTTCTTAAAGTACGCTACTGACTCATCAATTGGCTCATTAAGGTACTCTTGGGAATAAACGTCTGACAATCCGCGATCAAGGAAGTCTTGTCGCTCTCGGAGAAACCAGTCTTTGTCATATCTCTGAGGCCACAATATATGGCTAAAATTGTCTGTATGTGCCCGATATTTAACGGACAACCACGAAGGCCGTGGATGTTTACTTGAAATTTTGAGTGGGTCAATAACGGTGTACTTATCCCATTCGGAAGGCATAAGATTATTGAGTAGACTGTCTTCATGGAGAATGGTCCCCACAATTCGCACAACACCTGTGATGGCAAGAGATGGAAGAACGGCGCCATAGAACCAACGCTGGAACTTTGCACGGCGCTCGGCATTGAGAACAATTTCATCGTTTTCAAGGTCATCCCCAATAATTAAATCAGGGCGTTTGCCATTCCACTTCAAGCCCCGCATCTTTTGTTCAGCGCCTTTGGCTGTTACCCGGAACTTATGCCCATCATTGCATACGCAAATAATGTCGTCTTCAGTCTCTTTCTCAAATTCTTTAATTTGGAATAGATCACGTAAGCGATCATTTTCAGCTAATTCACGTTTAATATCATTTAGGAACTGGGTGGCTTGAGTAACAGTATCACTGATGATCAAGCAATAGCTTTTGTTTCGAAACACTAGACAAGCTAGAGCATAAGCTAGTGTAATAGCGGTACTTTTAGCGTGTCTACGTGGCGCTGCAATAGCGACCTTGGGGTGCTTAGAAGTACACATCCGCCACCAATCATAGTGACAATCTGGGCTTTCTACGGCACTATCAAAACTTTTCTGTAATAGAGTGGTACTGAATCCACTGATAATCTCTGGCGTTAAGTCCACTTGGAGCCCTCATAAGGAATTTAACCCTAATCTCCTGAGTACAAAACAGGAATAATGACGTTATACGATAAGGGCATGTCTGGGTACCCACCAGGGAATCGAACCCCGACTAAGGCGTTTGGAGTGCCTTGTGCTGCCACTACACCAGCAGGTAATATTTGGTACCTCGTCTAGGACTCGAACCTAGAGCTTACGGTTTCTAAGACCGTTGTGTCTGCCTATTTCACCAACGAGGCCGCTAGCATTTATTTGGTCTGGATGACAGGATTCGAACCTGTGACCTCCGAGTTCCAAGCTCGGCCGTCTGACCTGACTGACAATACACCCAGATTGTTCCTGGGCTCTGGTTCGTTAACCACTTGATGCACCTTTAATTTTTTCAGCAGAACGGCCGACAATATGGACACCCATTAAACCACCTAACATAATCATCAAATTGCTGTCCATAACAGGAGGCATAAATGGTAGTGGATGCCCGGTCCATAGTTGGTACGCGAAAGTTCCAATTGGTACAACAATCCACTGGTACGCAACACCGGCAACGCCTACCCACATGAGTCCTGGACGGGGGCCTGCGATAAAGAAGCTATCTGATTTAGCTTGCTCAAGATTGATTGCTGTCTGTTGACGAGCATATTCTAGAGCAGTATCAATTTCTTTGAATTCTCCATTTTGCTGTAATTTAAGTAATTCGAACTGCATTTCCAGCTTTTTAACGGGATCTGGGATCAACTTATCAATAAGTTTAGATCCGATCTCCATTAATCCACCCAAAATAGGTACTAGAGGTAACATATTAGTCCTTTTTTATGAAAAGATGCTGTTCTTTGATACGGCGCTTAGTCAAACCTAGTTGTTCTACGCCATTATCTTTGTTCCATCGGGGGAATTCCATTAGAGCGCCCCAAAAATCGTTGTTATTTAGCTTTTTTAGTAATGTGCTATCCTTAAATGCCTGAATTCCTACGTTATAAACAAAGGAAGTGAGAGCATCCCGCATATTCATAGTTAAAATGGGGCCGGTAAAGGTTAGGACAGCCATATAAGCCTCCATCGCCTCATCCTCTAGCCAGGATTCTGCCTGTTCTAGAGTACATTCATCCCCTTCTTTAACGTACAGGGTGTGTCCATAACCGATGGTCCACACCCCGCCAGTATCTTGGTACGCTTTAAGCCGAAGCCCTTCGTACTCCTTAATAATATCTAGATTCATTTCTTCTTGGATTCCCGCTTAGATGTTTGGGACTTCACACTTGAGTCCTTATTGCGAGAAAACGACCGATTCGTAGAGGCAGGAACAACCCGTAGGTTGCTCTTAGATTTAGGATCACCCCCTTTCGATAGGGGGACTTTATGGTCAACATCCTTACCGTCACCCTTGTGTACTTTACCAGCTTTTTGCATAATAGCACGAGCAGCATTCTGCTCAGCACGTTTCTTTTTCACAGCAGGTTTAGAAGTATATCGGGCAACCTCCTTCTTGTAGTCACGCTTTCCATTGGTCATAAAAGGCATAAATTATCCTAACGAAATCAAAAGACCTATTAAACCACCAGCCATTGTATACCAAAAATCCATTGGATCAACAGTATGGTTTGGTACATATTTATCATAAACCCATTCTTTTAGAGAAGCAACACCAGTAGTAATAGCACTGGCGGTTAATGCGTCTGTAACCAGATATGCTAACCCAAAGACAACAACACCCACGATTACGTGTAATGCTTTGTCATAGGGTATATTAGTCTGGACCCATTTCAATAGTTTCTCCACTTTGGATCTCCTTATAAGGAATAGTCTCTACGTCTTTATTCTTCTGCGTTCGGTTCCACTTAGCAAATTCCCCAGCCAGTACCTTAAGGGTTTCCTGGACAGTCTCCTTGCGTGTGGTAATTTTCTCAGCTAATTCCTCCATCTGTATTTGACGAGTAATTAGGTTGTTGGTAACTTGAGCTGCATCCCTAAGACTTACAGGTCTGCGTTGCATTTCTCCGGTTTTATTATTTAAAACCCAGTCTCCGTTTTCTAAACGGTCGGTTACTACTTCAATTGATTGGTCAATAATCTCAGCTAATTTCTGTCCTGTCTTGGCTTTCTTAGCCTGTTTCAGTTCATCAATTAAAATCAGCCACCAATCAGTCTTGCGCCAGTCTGCGATAGTCTGGTAATTTACGTCTGTTAATTCACTAACTAAACGCATGTTTCCAAGTTGCATGTATTTTGAGGCAACCTCGATCTTCTTTTCCCAGGTGTACCGGCCACTGGACCGCTCAATTTCTGTGGACAAAATAATTCCTTTCTTTAAGAATATTTACCCTATACTAATATTGTATCATACTTTTTCAATTTTGTCAAGTGTTTTTAGCCCTTTTTTGCATAAATAATAAAATATATTTATTGTTTTGGGGTGGTTGACAGAAATAATAAAATATATTTATTATTTTTAGCTATTTTTAGGTGTTTATCTATTGACTTTTTTGTAAAAGTATGATATACTATTTGTATAGGCTGATAACTTCAGTAATGATTGCGGTAAGAAATTAGACGTGGGATCATTAACTATCCGGCTACCAGGGTATACAAAAGCTGGCTACGTGGGCTGAACTAGAGCGTAGGTATTTAAATAGTCTAGGTTAAACGGAACCTCAGGTAATGTCTGGGATCTTCTAAAGCTGCTTATAGGTTTAATTACCTAGGGCAGAGCTTTACGAATTTCCTAGGTAATGTATATAAT